AATATAAGGAGATAAAACTATGGCTATAACACAAGCGATTGCTAACTCTTTCAAAAAAGAACTTTTGGAAGGTGAGCATAACTTTAAACAAACTGGTGGCGATGTTTTTAAATTAGCTCTTTATACCGCAGGTGCAACTCTAACTTCTGCTACTACTTCATACACTTCTTCAAATGAAGTGGCTGCTTCAGGACAATACACAGCAGGTGGTGGGACATTGGTTAATGCAGGAACATCACAAACTGCCGGTGTAGCTAGAGTTGATTTTAATAATTTATCGTTTACTGGAGTAACGTTAACTGCTAGAGGTGCATTGATTTACAATACACAAGCTACTGTAACTGATGCAGCGGTTGCTGTATTAGATTTTGGTTCAGATAAAACTGCAACTTCTGGTACGTTTACAATCCAGTTTCCAGCAGCAACATCAACAGCAGCGATCCTAAGAATCTCTGGGTAATCATAGGAGGTAACTTCCTATGGCATCCGGATGGGGCAATAATACTTTTGGATTCCTTAAGTGGGGTCAATTTGGAGATGAAACAGTCAATGTAACAAATCCAAATGATACTCTATGGGGAAGAGATACTTATGGCTCATATTTTTATGGAGGCGGTGGAAACCTCAATGCTACATTACAAGATGTAGTTGTTACTACAGAAATAAATACAGGATGGGGTTCTGATACCTGGGGCACTGAAACATGGGGTCAATCAGGTTTACTAGTTGATGTAACCGGAATCGGTTTAACCGCTACATTAGATTCAGTTACTACAAAATCAGATGTTGATGACTTTACTGTAACAGGTGAAGAATTAACAATTACTCAAGGTGATGCAGTAGGTGGTACATTAGTTAATGTAGATTTAACTGGTCAGCCAATGACTGCAACGCTTCAATATCAAGAAGCGATTGTAGATCCGACAGGACAAGAATTAACAGCTAACGATGGTTCAGCTAAATTCGATGCAAATACTATAGCTGAAATATCAGCAACTTCTGCTGCTACTTGGAATGGTAATTATGCATGGGGCTTTGGTGCATATGGTAATCAGCAAGTAACTACACTTGCTATGTCTATGCAGGAAGGAAACGTGGATCCTGCGCCAGATGTTGCATTAACTGGTAATGTAATGGCCATAGTTCAAGGTGAAGAAACTGTTACTGGAGATGCCAATGTAGATGTAACAGGTCAGGCTATGACTATAGCTGATGGAACAGCTGAATTAGACGCAAATACAGTAGCTGCTGTAACTGGTCAAGAATTGACTATGCAAGAAGGTGATGAAACAGCCACTGGAAATGCATTAGTAACATTAACAGGAAATGCCTTGACAATGGACGAGGGAAGCCTTAAAACATTAATCTGGAACCAAGTAAATACAGGAACAGCGCCTACTTGGAGACCAGTTGACACCGCTGCTTAAATTTAGTAATATTTAAAAATTGGAGATAAAAAATTATGGCAAACTCAACTTCTGCTAATTTAAAATTAACAGTTCAAGCTACTGGTGAAAACTCAGGAACTTGGGGACAAATTACAAACACAAACTTATTAGTTTTAGAACAAGCAATTGGTGGTTATTCTGCAATCACAGTTAACGAAACTACTGGTGCAACTTTAACTTTTTCAAATGGCGCTCCATCAAATGGTAAAGATGCCGTAATTAAATTAACAGGAACAATCACTACAAACATTGATGTTGTAATTCCTGATTCAGTTGAAAAAACTTACATCATTGAAAACGGAACTTCAGGTGCATTTACTGTAACTGTTAAAACTACTTCAGGAACTGGAGTAACTTGGGGCACAACTGATAAAGGTACTAAAATGGTTTATTCTGATGGTACTAACGTTGTTGATACAGCTTTCACAGATTTATCTTCAGACATTACTCCACAATTATCTGGAGTACTAGATACAAATGGAAATGATATTATTATTGATGATGCTGGTGCGATTGAAGATGATTCAAACAATCCATATTTAAGATTTCAAAAAACAGCTTCAGCTGTAAACTATTTTGATGTAACTAACCAAGCAACTGGTTCTTCTCCATCAATAGCTTCAGTTGGTGGTGATACTAATTTAGATTTTCTTTTAAGTCCAAAAGGTATTGGAAGAGTTACATTAAATGGTAATGGTAAAATTCAAGGTCTTGCAGAAAAAGTTTTAGTTAATGGTACATTTACTTCAAATGTAAACTTTGACACAAACACTCAAGCGGTTCAATTAAATACTGCAACTGCTAATGCAAACTTTACAGTTAATTTAAGAGGTGATGGTTCAAACTCTTTAGATGCTTCTATGGACGTTGGGGAATCAATCACAGTTGCTTTTATTAATAAAAACGATAACGTAACTCATTACAATACTACAGTACAAGTAGATGGAACTACAGTAACGCCAGTGTGGCAAGGTGGATCGGCACCTTCAGCTGGTAATACAACATCAAATGATGTGTACACTTACACAGCTATTAAAACTGGTGGTTCAGTATTTACTGTACTTGCAGCTCAAACGCAATTTGCGTAATAACAGGAGGATAGAAAGATGCCAATAATTGGATCATTTGGAGCAGGATCAGGAAGAGGATATGGCCAAAGAGGCGGAGGCGGAAACCCATTTATGGAAGCTACTGGCGGTTGTATTACGACTGATGGTAATTATACAATTCACACTTTTACAGGACCGGGAACTTTTTGTGTTTCTAAATTAGCGTGTTGTTCATCAGATAACGAAATTTCTTATATGGTAGTCGCTGGTGGTGGCGGCGGTGGCGATGGAAATGGAGGCGGCGCAGGAGCGGGTGGATTTAGAGAAGGAAAATCTACCGTTGACTGTTACACTGCAAGTCCTTTAGCTGCAGCTAGTGGAATTACAATATCATGTACAGGTGGAATACCTGTAACCATAGGGGCCGGAGGTGCGGGATGGTCAGTCCCAACTAGAGGCGGTTGCCCAGGTGGACCTTCAGTCTTTTCATCAATAACATCAACCGGCGGTGGTGGCGGTGGTGGCGGTTCTCCGCCTCCAACTACTTCAGGTGATCCTGGAGGATCCGGCGGTGGCGGCGGTGGATCAGGTCAAACACCAGGAGGAACAGGAAATACTCCTCCAGTATCTCCACCTCAAGGTCAACCCGGTGGAGACGCAGAAGCTCCACCCAATTCAAGAGCTGGCGGAGGCGGAGCCTCTCAAGCAGGAGCATCTTCACCAGGACCAGCTTTTATATCTGGAGCTGGTGGTGATGGAGTAGCCACAGGAATTAATCCAAGCACATGTGTTGGAACACCAGGACCTACACCAGGAAGATGGTTTGCTGGTGGAGGAGAAAGTTGCGGTAACCCTTCTGGCCAAGGAGGATTTGGTGGCGGTGGCGGATCTCCCCCAATGGTTTGTAATCCCTCCCCTCTTCGGTATGGCGGCTTACCTAACACAGGCGGCGGAGGTAGTGGCCGAAGTTATGATGGTGGATCTGGAATTGTAATTATAAGGTATAAATCAGCATAATATGGCACATTTTGCAAAAATATCAGAACAAAATAAAGTACTAACAGTAGTAACTTTAAATGATAAAGATATGTTAGATACTGATGGAAATCCAAGTGAAGCAGTAGGACAAGCTTATTTAGAACAACATAATAATTGGCCTGCACATTTATGGGTTCAATGTTCTTACAACACAAAGCGTGGAGTACATAGATTAGGTGGAACTCCTTTTAGAGGAAACTATCCAGGTATTGGTTGGGATTGGGATCTTACAGATCAAATTTTTTGGACTGCTGAAAAACCATATCCATCTTGGGTAAAAGACGTACAAAAAGGTTCATGGGTTTCACCAATTGGTGATCCACCAGATTTAACTCAAGAACAAAAAAATCAAAACGCAGCCTTTACTCATTGGTGGGGTTATGTTTGGAATGAAACAGATCAAACCTGGGACTTGACAAATTCTGAAGCCTAGAATATAACAATCTTCTGTTATGCAGAAGAAAGTACTATCCGAACAAGCTCTTTATTATGGTGAAATTGAAATGCCAAAAGGATTTGAAATTAATCCTTTGAATCTTACTAATAATTTTTTTAAATCTCTTTATCATAAAAGAAAATATACTTGGTCAAAAGATTTTGATAAATTAAATTCTTATATAAAAGATTTTATAAAATTAAACTATAAATTAAATTTAGTTAATAAAGACTGTTGGACAAATATTTTTGTTCCAAATGAAACAACAGAATTACAAACTAATGTTGATCCTGTTGATTTAAGAAATTCACCTGATTTTACTTTACTATATGGAATCAATACTGTTAATTGTAAAATTAAAATTCTTTATGATGATAACAGACGTAAGGGTAGAGATTGGACAATAGAATTAAAAGATAATAATTTTGTTATGTTTCCATCAACTAATATGTACAGTATTATAAATAAACAGAAAGAATCTTTAAATTTTGTACAGACTATAACTTATGAGTACATTTAATTTTGAAATTGTTTTATGAATTTAAATGATTATTATTGGTCTTTTGTTTCCGCAGTACCACCTAGATTATGTGATGACATAATTAAATTTGGTTTATCTAAACAAGAAATTTTAGCTACAACAGGGGGCTTTAAAAGTGCAGAAAAATTAAATAAAGATGAATTAAAAAAATTAAAAGTTAAAAGAAACTCAAATATTACATGGTTAAATGAACCTTGGATATATCGAGAGTTACAACCATATGTTAATTTAGCTAATGAAAATGCAGGTTGGAATTTTCAATGGGACAGCTCTGAAGTATGTCAGTTTACAAAATATAAACTTAATCAATACTATGATTGGCACAATGACGCTTGGAAAAAACCATATTCTAAGTCAGGGCCAGATTATGGAAAAATTCGAAAACTATCTATGACTTTACAATTAACAGATGGTTCAGAATATGAAGGGGGTGAATTAGAATTTGATTTTAGAAACTATGAACCCAATATGAGAGAAGAAGCCAAACATTTGAAACAAGCAAAAGAAATACTTGCAAAAGGATCTATTGTTGTGTTTCCTTCATTTGTATGGCATAGAGTTAAACCAGTAACGAAAGGAGTGAGATATTCATTAGTCATGTGGAATCTTGGATATCCATTTAAATAATATGGAAAAAGCATTACATTTTAATACACCTATTTGGGCAGAGTACAAACCAGAGTTTGTTAAATCTTTAAATAAAGCATCGGACAAATATATAAAAGAAGCTAAAAAAAGAGATAAAGAATATATTCAAAAATTTGGTGATTTTGGAACATCTTACCATTCAACACCTCTTATAGGAGATCATGATTTTATGGATTTAAGAAATTACATAGGTCAGAAATCTTGGGAGTTTTTAGATCATCAAGGTTTTGATATGAATATGTATCAGCTTATGTTTAGCGAGTTGTGGGTACAAGAATTTGCAAAAAAGGGAGGGGGTCTTCATTCAGCTCATATACATTGGAATCAACACGTATCGGGTTTTTATTTTTTAAAATGTTCTGAAAAAACTTCTTATCCTGTTTTTCATGACCCTCGAACAGGTGCAAGAGCTACAAAATTAAAAATGAAACCAGATGATAAAATTCACCTTGGAAATGAGTTAATTAATTATAGACCAAGACCTGGTTCATTGGTTATTTTTCCAGGATATTTAGAACACGAGTTTCTTGTTGATCATGGAAAAGAACCTTTTAGATTTATACATTTTAATATACAGGCAATACCAAAGGAAATTGCTAAAGATGTTTGATATATTTAACTCTTATTTAGATACACAATTATTTTCTTTTAATACTGAAGAAATAAAAAATAAAATATTAAATTTAAAATCTAAAGATAAAGGAAGAATAGTAAGTAATTATGGTGGTTGGCAAAGTAAAAGTTTTGAAAAAATAGATAAAGATTTTAAAAGTTTATTTAATAAAATAGATTCATCCGTACGAAAAATAGAAAAACATTTAGGTTTAGAAAAAAAATTATTTTTTTCAAACTATTGGTGTAATATAAATAATTCTGGTTCTTTTAATAGACCTCATCAACATTCTGGTGCCATAGTATCAGGTGTATATTATGTAAATATACCTAAAAATTCTGGAAACATAGTTTTTATGAATCAAAATTTAGATAATTTTTATCAACCAATAAAAGAATATAATAAATACAATTCTACGAGTTGGACTGTAGAACCAAAAAATAATTTGTGTCTTTTATTTCCATCTTATTTAATGCATTACGTTGAACCAAATTTAAGTAAAGAAAAAAGAATTAATATTAGTTTTAATTATGGATTTTAAAAAAAATAAATACGCAATAATTAGGAAAGCAATTGATAAAGATTTAGCGACATTTCTTTACAATTATTTTTTAATAAAAAAACAAGTTTATGACACTTGTATCGAAACAAGATACATATCACCTTATGAAAATGCTTTAGGAGAATATGAAAGAGGTCCGAAGGCACAAGTAGCTGATACATTCGCTCATTATTCAGACGTTGCTATGGAAACTTTAATGTTAAAGTGTCAGCCTATTATGGAAAAAACAACTAAATTAAAATTATATCCATCATATACATATGGTAGAGTTTACAAAAAAGGTGATATTCTTAAAAGACATAAAGATAGATTTAGCTGTGAAATTTCTACTACTATGAATTTAGGTGGTGATCCTTGGCCAATTTATCTGGAACCGTCTGGGGAAACAGGTAAAAAAGGTGTTAAAGTAGATCTTAAACCTGGAGATATGCTAGTATATAGAGGATGTGAATTAGAACATTGGAGAGAAAAGTTAAAAGGTAAAGAATGTGTTCAAGTTTTTTTACACTACAATGATGTAAAAACAAAAGGTTCAAGAGAAAATATTTTTGATGGAAGAAAACATTTAGGACTACCTTGTTGGTTTAAAAGAAATGAAATTTGATTTTTTTCTTATAAAAAAACTTTTTTGTTTAAATGACGTAGAAATTATATATAACACAATGATTAAGTATTCAAATCCTTCTTACACATATAATTCTGGAAAAGTAAAAAGATCTGTAAATTATAAAATAACAGATTATGAGTATGTTAAAAAACAATTAAAAAGATTAATCGACAAAGTTCATGAAACTAATAATCTACACTTTGGTTATGATTTATATCCTATTTTAGATTGTCAAGGTATTCATCTACATGAATATTTACCAAGTGAATCTGTTGGGTATGATTGGCACACAGACAGTAACTTAGATTTTGCTAAAGACACTAAATTAACTGTATTACTTAATTTATCTAAAGAAAAATATGAAGGGGGTGAATTAGAAATATTTAATTGTGATAAAATAAATTTTAATGAACCAGGAGATGTTTTAATATTCAAATCTTTTATACCCCACAAAGTACATAAAATAATAAAAGGTACAAGAAAAACATTAACTTTATGGATGCATGGACCTTGTTTTAAATAATGTTAGAATTTTTAGAAGATATAAAAAAAGCAACTCCCACTCAAAAGAAAAAAGAATTATGGGACGTAGAGGGAATATTAAAAGATAGATTAAATCAAAAACTAAAATTTGATTTAAGACCTATAAAAAATAATTGTAAAGTAGGAAACTTTAAAACAAAAGCTGATAAAATGGTATTTAGTTTTAAAGATCAATATATCATTGTTGATGTAGAAGAACTGCATAGTTATATAAAAAAAAATAAATTGAAAGATGTACAATTAGAAGATTTAATGTCTAAATTAGATTGGAATATAATTATTAATAAATAATGTTAGAAAGAAAAATACATGTGTTTGATAACATAATAGATAAAAAATATCAAAATAAAATTAAACATATTCTTTTAGGAGATTATTTTCCTTGGTTTTTTGTAAATGATGTTACACACACAAAAAATAAAAAACAATTAAGGCCAGCTTTTAAACATTTTTTTGTGATAAATGAAAAAATAAATAGTGATTATCATCAGTTGGTATTACCGATGATTTTACAATCATTAAAAAAAATAAAATATGAACATAATAAAATATTGCAAGGAAGATCATTTTTACAAGTACCTTTAGCTATTAAAAATAAAAACATTGTAGACACACCCCATATTGATTTAAATAACGAACACTTAGTTGTTTTATATTATGTTTTAGATAATGAAGCTCACACTATAATATACAAAGATAAAAAATCATTAAAGGTATTAAAAAAAATACAACCTAAACAAGGAAGAGTGGTTATTTTTAATGGTAAATATTGGCATACCGCAGAGCAACCTAAAACTAAAAATAGATGTGTAATTAACTATAATATAATATGAATGTATTAGCTATTCATACATCTCACGATGGATGTATTACTTACGTAAAAAATAATAAAATTGTATTTCACACTCAATTGGATAGATACAATAGATTTAAGCACACTACATTTCCAGTTAAATCTATTATTAGTATAATAGAAAATTTACCCATAGATAAAATTATTATGACTTGCTTAGATATATCTTCTTCAATAGAAGTATGGGACAATGTTTTAAAGAAAGAAAGTAAATGTAAAAATATAGATATTTTATATTATCAACATTACTACCATCATTTGTTACATGCTTACTGTGCTTTAACTTGGGATAAAAAAATTAAAAATATTTTAATTTGTGATGGATCTGGAGCAAAATATGGAGATAATATTGAAAATGAAAGTTTATATTTTTATAATAAAAAATTAGAACATGTTTCAACTGAATCAAACCAAATTGGTTATAGATATGAAGAATTTACCACTAAACATTTTGATCATCCTTTAGATTGTGGAAAAACTATGGCGTGGAGTTTATATGATGAAAGACCAGCCAAAATACAAAAAAATTTTGAAGATGATATGACCAAACTTATAAATCAATGGGATCTTAAAAAAAATTTACATTTTACTGGAGGATGTGCACAAAATGTTTTGTACAATTCTAAATTATTAAATAAAGTTAATAATCTTTTTTGTGATCCTTTTAATGGCGATTTTGGAATAAGTTTAGGAGCAGCTAATTTTTTTCTAGGAGGTAAAATAAAAAACAAAGAAATATATCTTGGTATACCACAAGATTTAAATTTAGATATTTTTATGAAACATAAAATTTATAATGTAACACCAGATGAAGTTGCTAAGGTTGTGTTAAATGAACCAGTTGCAATTTTTCAGTCTAGAAGCGAACAAGGTCAAAGAGGACTTGGAAATAGATCTTTGTTAATGAATCCAATACATG